GGCTTAGCTTGGCCTCTAGCTACCTTAGCGACAAAATCGGGGCCAACATTGTGTCTACGTGCAATTTCACGGCCAGTGAATTTGTCAGTCGCAATATCACTTTCGATTGCGGTAATCAATTCTTGCGTCTTTGGTGTGTTTTTAGCCATGTTGTTCCTTAGCTAGAAATTGATGCTTGTAATGCTATAACTGCTGGTTCAACATAATTTGCTATAGTATCTGTATCTTCAAAACGAAACATTGTGTAATGTTCTTTACCGCCGTGAGGATCTTTCACAGCTATCTTCAAACAGAAAACACCTTTGACCTTGTGGAATGAGAACATCGCTTTATTATCAAGCAACCACTGTAACACTTCATGATCTGTCATCAAAACTCTCCTTTATCTGACCAAGAGTCAATGATTGCAAATGGCACTTCTGCTTAAGATTTTCAAGAATCAGATAATCTGTTGGTAAATGTAACAGATCAATGATTGTACAGCCACGGTTCGTGTCCATACCAATGCGGTGCGTTCTTTGCTCTGATTGCATACGTGACTCTGCATTGAAGTCATTACTATAGTAAATAATGACAGGAGAAGCAGTCAGGGTCAGACCCATGCCCGCAGCGCCGGGTTGACCAACAAAAGCAATCCGAGGAATATCAATCACCTTATTTTGAAAATTGTCAAGGTGCTCGCCGTCAAGATCACTTGACCAACCGCGGCCATCAGCGCGTATCCAGGCCCAATTACATGCTTCACAAATCGTGATTATACGATCAATACTACCTTGAAAACCACCATAGACTACGACACGACCCACCTCCCCGTATTCATCAAGCAAGTCTCTTAGAGCCCCGTCTTTAGGACACTCCACCTCTTCTGTTATTCTTTTGTATGTCTTACGGTGACCTTGACCACCGCAGCCGTCACAAATGGTTGTAGGCTCCTGACGCTCAGGACAATCCACATCTTTCCCGGCAAAACAAGGTTCATAGTACGGGCATTCTGGGCACGCTACCTTGTACAAAGGATTTGCTGTGCGTTTTTTACCTTTACAGACCGGACAAGTCTCAAAACCATCAAAGACTTTGTTATATTGAAAGCCGTCAGACAACTCTCGGAGCAGCGTCAAACCACCAATTGTAGTAGACGATGTTTCTATAATCGTTCTAGCAACTTGCAGCATTTGTGGTGTTGGCGGAAGTTCAATTTTTCTATAGACTTTGTCTGGAAGGTCAACACAATCCTTTTTGAACTGCACTAAAACGAGACCGTCTAAGCGTTTGTGAAGCCGTGACACTTCATCAATACTCGGAACGAATTCATGCCAAGTGTCTTCATCTTCCCCAGACACACAATCCAATGAATTCAAAATCTGTGGGTTATGGTTATCATGGGCTATGAACTCACCGCAGATATTGCACTTACGCGGATCGTCACGCCAAGAGATAAGCTGGTAGAAAGAACCGCCGTGTGGATTCTCACACTTTTCTGTAATAGCTAAAGTCTGTTTGAGCTTAGCTTGTGTACCTTCTTTAAGAAAACCAGGGCAACAGACTTCAGTTTGATGGTGCCAATCCAACGGGGAACGAGGAGCCGGTGTACCAGTCATCAAGAGAACATAACCTTCATTGTTCCAGGCTTCGCGAATATAATTCGCGATTATCAATGCAGCCTGTGACCTCTGGGTTGTTGGGTTCTTGATTTTAGAAGCTTCGTCAATAACTAGGAATTGCGGGACTTCCGAGGTCTCAGTAAAGTTGTTAGTTCGTGAAACGAGACCGTGGTACGTCATGAACTCAAATTCATCTTGACAGTCCCATTTCTTCATCTCAAGCTGCACTGCGTAAAGTGCTGACCTGGGAGCAACGTACCAAGCTGAAATGGGCTTTGCTCGTTCAAGCACCTCAATTGCGTCAAGTGTTTTACCAAGACCACAATCGGCTGCTAATTCGCAATAGTGCCTGGCGAGTATAAAATCAATAGCGGCCTTTTGATGTGTGTAGAGATCGCGTTCGTACTCTTGTTGAACAATATCTTTATCCCAGGGTGCGTACGGATTTTCACCTTTGAGATAAGAAATCTGAAAAAGATTACGGGCACAATTAGAAATAGACCAAATCTTCCTTGGTGGTTTGTCAAAACCATGCCACTTACTGCCAGCCATAGACTTAACTTCAGCGATAAGTCCCCGATTGAACGGGAACTCAACGTAAATACGTTTGTCTTCATATGTCAAAGTAACAGGAACCAAGAACTTCCCGACCTTGAATTTTGTCTGTTCTTTCATAACTTCTCCGACCAGGTGTTTTCACTTATTTTACTTAGAGCGTTTTCTTTTGCGATTTGCTCACAATAAAAAGAGTCTACTTCAAGTAAAGTACACTCCCGAGAAATTCGCTTACAAACACGCAATGTTGTGCCTGTACCACCAAATGGGTCTAAAACCTGTTCACCGGGAAGTGTAGTCATTTTAATACAACGCTCTACAAGCCCTCGTGTAGTTGTGTTGGATGCCAACGTCGCCGCTGTTTTGAATTACCCGTAACGCGAGGAAAATCGAAAACATCCCCTGGTACTCGACCAGCAGGATTTGCGCGTTTGTCACCATTTATTTGTCGCTGTGATTGTACACGTATTGCATCTGGATACAAAGGAGCACCTTTACGAGTGATTCGTAAAATCGGTCGATGATTAGTGCCAAAATCATGTTGATTGTGTTGGCCAAAAGTATAAATTTGTACGCAAAATTTGATTTTAACCGTGCCGCCAAACATCTGTTTTAAGTCAGTTATAATACGTGCAACTTCAACCCACCACTTCACATTAAAGCTGAACCAAACACATCGGGCATTCTGTATAAATGCAAATAACCACTGTCGCAACAAATATACATATTCTTCATCTGGAATACGATCACCATAAAGACTATACTTCAAGTCTATGTTATCTGGAGGATCTGCAAAAATAGTGTCCCAGGTCTTGTTGTTTTTAGCCAACCACAACAGACAGGACGTACAATGTAGTGTTTTCATTTCAGTAGCCGTGATAGGATTCGAACCTATAATACCTTATTGGTGCCGGATTTTAAGTCCGGTGCGTATGCCATTCCGCCACACGGCCTAAGTATTAAAAATCAAATTCATAATATCATTGGCTGCTGCGTTACGTTTTTTATGGTTAGTAATACCATGATGATCATGAAGCAACATAGCTATATTAGCAACATAAGTTAGTCTACAACCAGGATTTTTGGTGAAATAGTTAGCCATCACTTGTCGAGCCAATTTAAAGTTGTCATTCGTCATTCCAACCTCAAAGTTAAGTCTGTAAAAACATGTTTCAGACCAAGAGTAGAGAAAAACCCTAGGAGAGCTTCAACGATACACTGAGTTTCTGGAGAGTGGTCTTTAGATAACTCAGTTATGGCGTCTTTCCACTCTCCTAGGGTTCCACTGACCAACGCAAAACGACCTTTTTTGATACGTGTGCTCAATACACTCAATACAGTGAGTTCGCAGATTTTGAAAATCAATCCTGCAGACCCACCAATAAGAAAACTGAAATGTATATGTTGCAATAGAGATCCAGCATCCCTCAAAGTGTCAACTGGATTCGATACTTCCTTGCTGCGTAACTCTTTCAAGGCAATAATATATTTTGCATAATCACTCAAAATCAGGCCGGATGCGTCGATACTGCGTGTAGGGCTGTGTCCAGTGACCTGCAAAGTGTCTTTAAGAAACCGTGTCCACGAAATCATGGAGCCAGTAATAGGTGTGACACTTACAGATATTGACATAATTTCCTACACTTCGCGTCCAGAGTCATCATCTTTTGCAAGTTCCACTTCCTGTTTCGGTGGATTCTGAAATCGCTCAACTTGCTCTTGGATTTCTTCAACAGGCGGAACTTCAAGTTGTGTTGAACAACCAGTTACAACAGGCCCGTGCCACTTGAAACGGCCGCTATCAATTAAATGGCAACGGAAAGTAGCTGCTTTTCCAATCAAAGGCTCCATCTTCTGGGACTCACGCCTAGCAGTCTTACTGGACATGTGGAATGTTACAAATTGATCTTGACTAGGAATCCAAAGTAAAAATTCAGGGCCGTGCATACAACCAGAATCTTTGATACTAGAAAGCTCTTTGATTTTCTTATACAAATCAGAATCAGGCTCATGACTAGCGACAATACCTTCAGCAGTAATCTGCAAAGCTTTTGGGCGCCATGAAACAATAACTGCATCAAGCTCATCCCCAAGATCGACAATCTCCTTATCTCGCACTATGCCGTAACGGCCGATACCGATTTTACCTTCAGCACAAGCGTCTGATTTTGAACCAAACAACTGAAGACGAGAAAGATAACTTTCTGCAAGGCTTGCTGCAGTATCACTGAAATTATTGTCAGTTAAAGCGCCAGTGGTAAGTTCTTTGGGTACAAGTTCGTTCATGTTAGTTCTCTTGTTGTAGATGTGTTAGAAAATCAACCTGCCCATTTCTGAGCAGGTTGATATAAGCCTATCGGGGCTTAGCTATATTAAGAAAACGGGGCTAAGCTAGTCCGATAGGACGAGATTCACTTTGCGGTCTTCTGAAGTCCCGCTTGTGCTTTAGCTTGAGCTACGGCGGCTTCCTTTGCCTTCTTATCAGCCCTGTCAGCAACACGCGTTGCCTTAGCTTCAGCAAGCTTCTGAGCTTTCGCTTCAGCAGAAGCACGTTGAACTTCAACACTCGCCGGGTCCATACTGACAGCCCAACGAACACCAAGGGCAAATCCTTGATCAGCCGTCTTAGCTTTATTCTGAGCACAGATAGCCGGACCGACCGCTGCTCCAGCTAGCTCATCTTTCAGAACAGCCATCTTTTGGAATCGAGCAGTGGGCTCAAAAGTAACTTGACCAGGTACACGCCCTTGCCGTGCTGCATCACGCAATTCCTTAGCACGTGCTTGAACTTGTGGAGCAAATTCATCCGAGCCGAGAGTGATAGCACTATCGACAAAATTAACCTGCTCTTCATGAGGCAACTTCGCCAAAACAACGGCATTACTGATGGTGATTTTACCATCATCAACAAGCTCAGCAATACCCTTCTCCAACTTGAGCAAACCCAATCGTTGGCTAACCCATGACGGACTTTTGGCCAACTTGGCAGCCATGTCAGAAATGGTCATTGCTGGATTGCCTGCAAAGATGCGATTCATTTGCTGAGTGTACTGGACTGGCTTCGTGTCGATTTTATGGACATTTGCCATAACCTGCGCTTCCAACACGTCAGCGTCATCTAGCGTAAGAATCTGTACATTCAATTCAGTGATACCTACGTCCACGGCAGCCGTATAACGGTGCAAACCGTCACACAGTTCGTAATACGTGATTGTTTGTCCCTCAATCACTTCAGTACGCTCACGAACATTGATTGGATTCATAATACCTACAAGAGCAATTGAATCCCGCAAACCTACAAAAGCTTCAGATTCACGGTCAACTGCACGAAGAGCGACTGGGTTCTCACGAATGTCCGTGATTTTAATTGAACGCAGACTTGTCGACATAAAGGACTCCTAAGTTAGTGTTGGTCACCACATTACTGTAAATCACAACAAGTGATTTTGATTGAAAAATCAATGTTAAGTGACTAGGAAAATCAAATCATACATTAGATATTGGTCTACATATAATACGTAAAATAATGGCAAAATGTTCTATAATTCCAAAAATTTGCTTTGTATATGCGTCCATAGTATAAGGAATAAAAAGTGACATACAAACAGGGTTTTCCTATTACCTTATAGACTTCTTTTCTTACTTTCTTTCTTTCCGTATGCTTAATAAGAAGCGGTAATTATGCTTTCTGTATTCTCAAAAATAGTGTGCCCATTTTACCATTAGATTACGTATTATATTATGACGCACTATCGTTTGATTTGATTTTCCTATTAGACCTGATTTGATTTTATAATCAAATTCAAACAACTTGATTTTACCATCATGCCGACAAAAACAGAAGCCATTAAGAATTTTCTTACTGATTTTACTCACGAAGATTTGGCTTCGCGGTATCATTTCGGAATGGAAGTTCAAGTCAATGTCGCCCAAGATAGTGGGGAACGTATAGAAGGCGAATTTAAGGGCCGTATGTGGCACGGTTATTCAAACGGCGACGAGCAATGGAAAGCAATACGTATACCTTGGGGTGCAGCTACAGACCCGCATTTTGAAGACTCTAAGATGGTCTACAATTTAGCTACACATGCTGAAGCTATAGGTATGACCGGTTGGAACTGGGAACAAAGAATCTCTAAATGGGTCGCTTTTGATTTTGACGACATTGCAGGCCATGCTGAGGGCCATGCGGCAAAATTAACTGGCCAAGAACTTTTAGAAGTTCAAGAAGCTGCTTGTAAGCTTCCTTGGATTACTATTCGTAAATCTAGTGGCGGTCAAGGGCTACATCTTTACGTCTTTCTTAATGACGTACCGACCGCTAACCACACTGAACACGCAGCGTTGGGACGCTCGATTCTAGGCAAAATGTCCGCGGATACTGGCTTTGATTTTTCAATCAAAGTTGACGCTTGTGGTGGAAACATGTGGGTTTTTCACCGCAAGATGAAAGGTTCTGACGGTCTTGCTCTTATCAAACAAGGTGAAGTATTAACTGATATTCCTATCAATTGGCGTGATCATCTTGACGTTATTAAGAAGAAGCGTAGACGCAGTATCCCAAGTCAAATTAAAGAAGCCGATCGAACTGCGTTTGAGGAATTAACTGGCCAACGATCTAGAACAAAACTTGATGATATACACAAGAAGCTTTTTGATTATTTACGTGAATCAAAAGTATCTTGGTGGTGGGATAATGACCGCTGGATGTTAGTCTGTCATACATTTGATTTGAAAAAAGCTCATGAAGATCTTAATTTTAGAGGTATTTTTGATACACTTGCAATTGGCAAACGTAAAGGTGAAGACTGGAATTGTTATGCTTTCCCACTATCAGACCCAGCGGGTGCTTGGAGTATTCGCAGATTTTCAGAAGGCGTAGCAGAATCAAAATGTTGGGAGCAAGATGCAGCTGGTTGGACACAATGCTTTTATAATCGTGATCCTTCATTACGTATTGCTTCAAGGGCTTATGACGGTATCGAAGACGAGAAGGGTGATTATCATTTCAATGAAGCTGAAACCGCTACCGCTACTGCACGAATGTTAGGTGCTGATCTAAAATTACCATTGTGGGCGTGTAGTAGAAACACAATTATTAAGCAACACAAAGACGGCCGTTTGGCTGTACATGTTAAACGCGAGCCCACGGACCAGTATAGCGATATGCAAGGTTGGCGTGAAGACAAAGGATGGTGGAAAAAGCTTTTTTATGCTCGTTTGACGCAAACTGAAGAAGCAGGCAATATGAATCTTGATAGTATTATCAGACATTTATCTACAGGAGAATCAGACTGTGGGTGGGTGGTTAAATCAGATACAAAATGGACTTCCGAACCTTTGCAACATGTAAAAATTGCATTAAAAGCAAGGGACATGTCTGAAAAAGAAGTTAATAAATCACTAGGTTCTTGCGTCCTAGAGCCTTGGCTGTTAGTCAGTGAACCATTCCAAGAAGAATATCTTGGCGGCAGACGTTGGAACCGAGAAGCTGCGCAATTTCGTTATTTACCACAACAAGAGGAACCTTTTAATCATGGAACTTGGGATTTAATACTAAAGCATTGTGGGCGTGGCCTTGATAATGCAATCAAAGAGGACGGTTGGTGTCAAGTTAACGGTGTGGCTACGGGTGAGGATTATCTCCGCCTTTGGATTGCTTCACTGTTTCAATATCCAAAGCGGCCATTACCATATCTATTTCTTTACTCAAAAGCTGAGAACACAGGTAAATCTACATTACATGAAGCTTTGAGTTTTTTAATCAATACCACTGGTTATGCACGCGCAGATACAGCACTCACAAGCGCACAAGGTTTTAATGGTGAATTGGCTAATGCTGTTCTTTGTGTCATTCAAGAAACTGATATCACAAAGAGCGTTGGTGCTCGTAATCGTCTTAAAGACTGGGTGACTGCGCTACAAATACCTATTCATGTTAAAAATAAGACACCATACCTTATTGACAATACAACACATTATATTCATACAGCTAATGACCCGCGGGAGTGTCCGATTTTTCCTGGAGACACACGGATCACTGTAATTCAAGTACCGCCGCTTGGTCTGATGGACATGATTCCACGCGACGAATTACACATACGTTTGAAAAAAGAAGCTCCAGCATTCATGGCTACACTTTTGAAATTAGAAATTCCAAAATGTATAGATCGTATGAATGTTCCAGTCATTGAAACACAAGACAAATTCCAAAACGCCCAATTGAATCGTACTGCTTTTGAAATCTTTCTCGAAGAGACTATGTTTCCTTCTCCAGGTGCTATGGTACTCTACGGCGAATTATGGTCTCGTTTTCAAGAATGGCTACCGGCGGAAGATGTACACCTTTGGTCCAAGATCAGGATGGGCCGTGAACTACCCCACGAGTATCCTAAAGGCCGCGTCTTAGCAAAAGGTGCACAGTTTTTTGTAGGGAATCTATCTCTTGAAAAACCAACTTCTAACGATGCTACCCCCAGACTCATTCTACACGGGGATACTCTAGTTAAAGAGATAATTGTGAAATGAGTCTAAAATCAAAACTTGATGGCTTGACAACTGAGCAACGTCGCAGACTCATGCACGCTTTTGAAATGCACATTACACAGTATATTAAATTACCAAATAATCATTTTGTTGGTGTCAATGTTTCCACTCCCAGTTTCAAAATTCTTGAACAAACTGGGGTTTGGAGTTATGGACAAATTAACTTAACTGGAGAGAATCAATGAGAATCGTAGGTATTGGATATAAAAAAGGTTCCGGTAAAGATCAATTTGCGTCTTTTATGCACACTTTTATTCGATGTACCGCGCCTGGTTTTTGTATCAAGCGCATGTCTTTTGCTGACAAACTCAAAGATATTGCCCAGCAATTATACGGTTGGACTGGTCTAAAACCAGGTATTTATTATGAAGCACATCGTGATGAAAAAGAAGTATCCCTTCCATTGATTGGAAAATCACCGCGACAGCTTTGGATTGAAGTTGGAAACAACCTTAGAAATGTGTACCCAGAAACTTGGATTAACTTTGCTCTTCGTGGTGCGGTCGCTGATATTATTATTATAACAGACGTAAGATTCAAAAATGAGGCAAAGGCTATACATAACCAAGGCGGTATGCTTGTTAAAATTGATAGACCAGGTATCCCGCAAGGTACTGATCCTGCGGAAGTTGAACTTGATAGTTACAATACTTGGGATCTTGTAGTTGATAATAATAGAGATTTAGTATATTTGAATTCTATGGCCGAGTCACTTTCAAGGAAACTTATCAATGACATTAAAGCAGTTAATAGTTAAGCGCCAATTGATTAAAGAACTCGGTGTTTTACGTAGAAAGCGTGAGCGTCTTCTTGATCAAATTGAAGGTCTCAAAGAATACAAGAAGATTTTACGTGCTTCACCTAAGAAGAAAATTGCCACAAAAGATCCAGACACTTCACGCGCTGTCTCAATTCTAGGTTAATAATGACCATTAAAAAAGATGCAATTGAACAATCTTTAGACCACATAAGACGGTGCTTGCATATTATTGATATTGCTGGAAGAAAAGATGTAAAAATTATTATTACTCCAAACTCAATTGATTTTGAATACATACTTGATTATGAACACGTAGTATTATCTGGAGCAAAAAATGTGACCGAATATTTACATACTACACTAGAGGCATAAATAATGTACCATCCTGATAATTTTATCGTACTTTTGGAACAAGCTGGTCAAAGCGGTGTTCTTGGATGGCCACAATTGAAACCAGCTTGCAAATGGGCTGCAGAAGAAATAATCAGACTTAGACAAGAAGCTGCTGTTATAGCGAAAATACATGAAAAAGTGTATAAATTATTTAAGAAAGAATAACATGAGCATAAATAAAGCTAAATATACAATAGATTTACATAATTTGAAACATTGTATGCGTATAATCAAAGATTTTGTAGGGAAAGATTATAAAATCACTATTGACTCAGATTCAGTCACATTAAATGAAGGGTGTGGTATAGTATTATCTTCGATAAATGACATCGCTGAGTACTTAGACGACACACTAGAGGCATATTATAATGAGCCGTAAATACACACGTCCAACATTAAAAGGTATGCAACACCTGAACGGTGACCTCTTGGTTGCTGTCGATTGTGAAACAACAGGTCTTATACCCGATCATAATTGTATGTGGCAAATAGCTATTTTGCCACTTGATGCTAATATCAAACCATATAAAGGTATTATTCCTTTTTATATGGATATGCAAATCAAGAGACCTGAAAACATAAATCCAGATGCTATTAAATTAGCAAAAGTTGATTGGGCAGTACGACAGCAAAGAGCTGTTGATCCTTGGACTGCTGCGGATATGTTTGATGAATGGTTTCAAAAATTAGGGTTGCCAATGTATAAGCGTCTTGTGCCATTAGCACAAAATTGGCCATTTGATCGTGAATTTATAATTGACTGGCTTGGCCGCGAAACGTTCTTTCAATTATTCAGCGTACATTACAGGGACACAATGGCTGCATCTCTATTCAGAAACGATTGTGCTGATTTCAAAAATCAAAAGATACCCATACCAAAAGTAAATCTATCTTATCTGGGCAATATTTTTAACGTAAAAAACCTCATGGCGCATGATGCGCTACAAGATTGTATTGCGACAGCAGAGATTTATCGTCGAATTATTCTGGGGACGGTCTAGTATAGTCCGGTGAGTGTTTGACTTTGAAGCTTAAGTTCCACTCATCTGGACTAACATTTGAGCAATCAACATCTAAGAGTCCTACGGATTTCCACCAGATTCTTGTTGTACCCTCACATTGGTCAGTCCCGCGGTGAGGGATCTCCCAAGGGCAGTTACAATCTCTGTGATATGTGTAGTCATAATATCTGCACGTATTTGGCAGATGAACCACACTACTCGTAATACCGCCCGACGGGTAACCCCCAGGTGAAAAACTTCCGGACGCTTTAAGCACACTGTCAGTATAAAAATACCATTTACCTGGTCTCTTATTTCTTGTATCTTCAAAATAGTCGCCCCACGGCTCGTGCATCTCTGGAAATAGGTCTCTAATTGGTTGTATATCCGTGGAATACTGTAGCTCCATGGACTGCTGAGCGGCCCAAATAATTTGTGCTGTAGCGTCTGCTTCCTCTCGTGCTATATTTCGTTCTTCGATTATTTCATCAAGCCTACTCTGAGCAGCTACGAGTTCAGTTTCTTTGACTTCTAACTCACCTTCTTTTACTTGTAGATCGTCCTTAAGGTCTGCAAAGTCTCCTTCCAAGGTTGTGACTAGAGTTGTGTAAGTTGTACACTCAGAAGGCGGACCTTCTGCACAATAATAATCTCGTAAGGTTGTAGCTTCTGATATCTCAGCTTCTTTGTCTGTAATATCATCTTCTATTGCTGCAATCTGCCCTTCTAAAACTGTTATTTCATCTTCGATGTCTTCAACATTGTCTTCATAGAAAAATACAAGTGACGCTAAGGCTGTATATGAGAAAGTGCTAATATTATCGTCACCCGCTGTCTGTATTATATCCAGTAATATCTCATTCTCTGGCGGCACAGGATACCATGGACTTAGATAAGTTATAGTTTCAAAACCACCGCAACCTGTCGGTGTAATACTTACTGTGGGCGCACTTTTACTAATACGTCTTCCAGCCTCTAAAGTTCTTTGTGGGAAGAAACCAAAATCATATTCGGTTTCGTTTGGCCCACAGCCACACCACCCACGCTCTATTGCCTCTTCTATTGGCACAATAATTTCATCATAATGCCACAGTTGTGGCTCTTTCAAATCATCAAATTCATTTTCAGGGCAAATCTCTTTTAACTTATCTTGAACGTCAATCACATCTTCTTCAAGCCAAATATGATCCTCGTCAACTTCTTCTAAGGTCTCTAGTGGGTCACAGCCAGTATCTGGATTTTCACAAAGGGTATTGACCTCACGGATTATATCTTCATTCCAGCTTTTCCGAGAAAATGCTTTTGAAGGGTCAACTACCATTAGTCATCCTCTTCTTTCAAGAAAGCTGTTCCTGCACCCCACTTCTCACCTTCAGTGTCAAACTCATAATCAAATTCAGCAACATCAGATTCATCAGTGTACACCGCGGTCGTCTTATTAGCTAGAACATTACCGTCATCATCAGCAATAGACCAAACATCATCTAATCTTCCGAATTCACCAGCATTAGCCAAGGCTACTACCTTTGCATCCATTCTCAGACCTAACATAGAGTCATCACTGTCACTATTGAACTTTAAGAAGTTATCAAGATACCCCACCTCTTGCCCTTCGGTTGTATAGATTTTAGTTTCTTCTAAAATAAGTGATGTACTATTGGGACGGTCAGGAAGCTCAAGTGCTTTAGCGTCCGAAAGATAAAACATATTTAACGCTAAGACAGGTTTTGGTGTTGAAACTATATCTCCGATTGTACTATCTATTCTTAGACTTTGTGCTTCAAAACCTCTGTCTGTTGGGTGTGGATCTCCTGTGTCTGTTTGAGGGCCAAAGACAACATTCAGGCCACCAACATAAATTGGTGCATTACCTTCAAGTGGTATTTGGCCAATAGGTAAATTGCCTACAGCATCTGCACCAATACCATTACCACCGGCGTTCCCCGCGTCATACTCTTCTTGTGTCGGAAACTCTTCGTCGACTTCTTCATCAGCTGGCCAAGCAAAAGGGTATTCTACCATACTGCCAGCTTTAATCGGAACCCAACACTCTAATTCAATAGTTTGATTTGCAGAATCAAACGTCGCTTTTTCAATTATTGCTTTGACGTCGCCATTAGACACATAGTTGGTTGCAAAATTAAGTGTCACCGCGTCAAAGGTTTCTAGATTCAATTTGTTCAAGAAGACATTACAATTGAATTTCTTCCAACTGTTGGATTTTCTAATAAGCCAGAAGGTTGCTACTTTGAAGATAATATCAGGTTGATTATAAATGTAATACTCATACGTTTCCTCCTGGATACCATACTTATTGACGTTGTGCCTTAATACAATTTTGTCCAAATTCTCTTGGGCATAACTGAGCCGCCATTCTGCCGTGTACTTTGTAACTAATTCTTCTGTGTCTGTTAGTGTTACTGTGACGCTTTGATTTTCAATATCATCGTCTCTTAGTGTATCTACTGCTGTTGGCTCTTCAGGTAAATAGCTTAAGAAAAAGACTCCGTTAGAGATCCGTAGACTGCAACGAGCTTGAAATGCAATCTCTTGTAACACATCAACAATGTTCGTGCGATTCAAAATAGCAAAGTTAGCTGGGAATGGAAGTAACTTAGGTCGAATATTACTAAAAGAAGTGTCGTCAATAGCGAGATCTGAATAATTTTCGATAAGATACGTTAAAATGTCTACAATATGTGGCCCGACACTAGATTCAAAAGTCACGTAAATATCGTCACCAGCCCACTCTTGATCCGGAATTGACGTAAGTGCTTTTATAAGCACAACTTGAACAGTATCAATTGTGCCGTAAGTAACATTTATGACATTGTACAAACTTGCAGGTACGTCAACCAACCTCTTATCGCCATGAAAATCTTTGTATGCTTTCACCTTCAAAACTGTGCCTGGAATAATACTGACAATATAATACAACGGAATAAAACCATCATTATCCACTTTAGTTCCAGCGTCAACCCAAAATTGTTGCAGTGTTCGATCGGGTTGATTCTCATTAGAACTAGGCGTAGCGGGAAAAATAACGCCTCTTGTCGTGTACCACCCTCGTTTTGACACTGAAGAAGATTTCCACGGTGGAATGCGATCTTCAAAAAGATACCCTTGCGGCGCAGCCGGAGTTGCTGCTGAAATGTCACAGGGCGTGCCAGTTGGATTAGCTGCAGCTTCAGCTTGGTCTTCATTTTCTTTGTGGCGTCTACTTGTTATATAAAATAAATCGTCATTAAAATACCCTGTGAATACGCCGCCACCAATATTCAATTCAATTTCACCGCGTGGAAAATCTTCACCACCTAAGACCCTAACAGGATTACAACCCTCCCCTTGTTCTTCTGCATCATTTACTGTTCCTGTGCGTTTTCGAAGAGCACATATTCGTTTTCGTTCATATTGATCCCATGATCTGTTAATTTGTTCGCGTAAACCTGAATGTTGGTCTTTATATTGTTCGTATAATTTAGAATCTTCATCAAACCAGGCACTAGCAACAAAATTCACATGCCTACTTTGAGCTTCAGCTAGTCTAGTGTCTGGTGGATTACCGCCAAGCGGTATACTTCTATGGTATTGTTGCCCACTGATAATACCGACACCGCAAAGAATAGTTCCAGTAATGGCTTTATTGATTTGAACAGCAGGAACGTCAAGTGGTGTTCCAAAAATTAACGGCCAAGTTTGGCCAATTAACTCTTTAGGAATATAAGGAAACTGTCCCTCTTCGGGTGAAAAGCCGACCTCTTTGTCTTCAAGTTGCGAAAGGATCGTGAAACTAACCGTGCGATCACCTTCGTTCCATACAACAGGTGAACTAATTTTACCTCTGAACAACAAGAATCTATCGTTGAACGGGAGACCTCTGAACCACTGCTTAACCCAAACATCACGCTTGTGAATGTCATTATTGTTCATAATAGCCTTGATTATACCATCAGTATCATCGAGTACGACAGAAATCTCCTGAGAGTCAGCGCTATCTGTGACATTGATTATATTATCAAGACTAGAAAGCTCTAGAATTTTGCCTCGAATGCGATTGTCTGTAATATCAGCATACACTTGGATCGGAATGTCATCAGACCATGAAATCTCTAACATGTTGACTGGTTCAGAACCGTATTGCTCAGCGATCTTCTGTAAAGCTTTTGCTGACAAGTCTCTCATTGTATGAATCCTTCAAATTCGATTTGAATATTTTGATATTCACCGCGAGCAGATGTTTCAAAATCAAATGGATTTGACGTAAAGTATCCTAACCAAATAACACCATTGTGGTCTGTTAAAAGAATCTCTGTACTGTAGTACGAGCGTATAAATGCGTGAAACTCTAAGCCTTTCGCGCGTGTCAAATCGAAACGCATAATTAATTTTCGTCGTGCGTCTTTGCTTTTTACATAAGTGTACCGCGTCCCATTCATAGAGAATTTTCGACTAATACTAACAGCTAAGCTTTCACTATCACTAAATGTTGGGTTTGGTAGGTAAGTTATAGTCTGGTATGCTTCTAGACGGACTGTCATTAGACTACCTCTGCAACTGCTGCGTGCCCGATACTAAGGACATTTGCACCACCGTTCAAAAATGCCGTGTCCGAAATGACGTCAAGTTCTAAAGCAATAGAAGACGTTCCTTTGTTATCCCTAACAACTGGCGTATCTGGATTCGTGATAAAACCATACCAGGAACGGCTCTCCCAATCATGAATTATGATCTCATGGCCCAGAGTATTTTTAATAAAAGTCAAGATGTTTTGCATTTCCACTTCTGTGCAACCGAGAAAATCAAGTTGCATATTCTCTGTTTTTGGCCAAAGTGGATCAGAGAAAATGTAAAGGACTCCACCCCGGGACTCTCGATTGATACGAGTGAAATCTAAGCGGTCACGGTTTCCGAGCTCCGGGAGTCTTAGCGTTAAGACGTCGGCACCCCGCTCCAAAATTACAGCACCGGCTCGACTGATAGTCGGCGGTATTATAGCCGGGGCTGTTGGGGCGTCTGGATGGGTGGAACTACCAATGAACGGGGAGTATGTACAATGATCAAAACGACCAACAACTTCGTAAGTAACAGTTTGAGCTACACCAAACATTGAGTTTGCCATGCGATTGAGAGTTACTTCACGTTCGGCTGTTTGAGTTATAGTCAACGCACTCTGAGGTTGTGTTACGAGTTCGAATTCTGCGGTACTAATAATTGTTAAAATAGATTCTACTGTATGGTCGCGGTCAACCGTGCTTGTAATTGTAAGAATAGATTCTACGCTACGTTCAAAATAACCTACACGGTCTAACTCAAAGACGACTGATTGTGTGATTTCAATATCATTTGAAAGGCCACGGTTAGTTATTGAGCGTTCCACGCTTGCAGTATTTGATAATCCTGTTTCAATTACAGTCACTTCACCAGTTTCAGAGTCAACAACAAACGTAAAAGTAATAAGACGACTAATGACTTCATAGCGATTTATCGCTGCAAAAGATGCTTCTGTTGTCAGCGTTAGAGTATTAGAAGCAACAACATGAACGGCACTATTCGTGCCAACAGCAGTTTGTGTGATTGTAATATCATTAGTTACTGCTCTTGTATGGAGATGACTCTTAGCTTCTTGAGTTATTGTTATTACATTTACAGGTGAAGCGTGCTTTGAAGTAACTTCACCGACAGCAACCTGAGTAATAACAAGAACATTATAAGGACTTCGCTCAAAGATTGTAGTGTCTGCAAATTGCTGTATTATAAGTAGGTTAGAAGCTGATTTACCTAAATCTAAGATTTCAGCTACAGCAGTTTGTGTGATTGTTAAAGTACTGCTTGCGGACTGTTCTGTCTCATACGGTACAGCAGTTTGAGTTATCGCAATAACATTCGTTGCTGAAACGTCTAACGGTCCTTGAACATCTGTCGATTGTATAATGAGAAGTGCATTAGAGGCAGACTCAGCCCAACCAACGTTTGCTACTGCTGTATTAGTTACTATTAAAGTATTGCTTACAGCTGGGTCTAAAGTGTATGCACTGCTAATTATTGTTATAGTGTTACTAGCTTCTCTATCAAAAACAGGCTTGCATAATACTTGAATATGTGCACGCGCAACTCTAGCAGAGGGTGTATCCCCAGAGATTAGAACTTCAATATTCTGGCGTGTTACTCTTAACATTAGTCTATTTCGAAACCAAACTGAGTTGCATTCAAGTTAGTCTTTGTCCACACATCGCTTTTAGGGTCAGTCTCCCTAAGCATTTGATGTGCACCCCAACTAGCTGTCATAGTCTTTGGTGCTTCTACATCAACAGCATCAAATGTTGCAAATAAATTCAAAGTTACGTCACCGACGTCTGTTTTTAAGGCATCAACATTTAATAGGACACCAGCAATGTAGCCGTAATCGCCTAAAGCTTCAAAAGTGTACATGTCTTTGTTTGTTGAAATTGAAGATTCAACATAAGTAGCAGTATCAAGAATATAGCCATCGTCTACGTCTTCATAATTCGCGCCACCACTGCTTGTAAAATCACTGTCTGTACCGTCACCGTCAACGAACAAACCAATAACTTGCATTTCACCTAAAAAGTCATTATTTATAGCACCGGCATCATCAAGAATATAAATATCGTCATACCAACGATTCACATTTATATCACTATAAAAACTTATGTTGTTAAGTGTTGGGCTGCCGGATTCTTGTGTGTCAATACCAGAAGCGCTTAATTCATTAACTTCATTCACACGTAATTCAAAACTACCAACTGTATTATCAATTGTAGCTTGTAGTTCAATATAATACCAGGTATCTGCCACACAACCAAGACCTGAAGTTGTATCTAATGTTGTCGTATTTCGTAATACTTTTAGTTCACCACCGGTAACAGTCTCCAGGACAATTTGCCAAGTTCCTTCATCCCCAAATATAACAATCATATTATCATTTGTCCAACTGTTGGTTTTGAAACCAAAACCAACAGTAACTGTTGTTTTATTAGTAAATTTACTCATAAAAAACCCATATCGTTGAATAAATGCGGAATTACCCGACACTCTCCCTGCAGCTAAAGTACCCACACGAGTATCAGGACCTGAACTTGCATAAGTCTTACGGACAAAATCACGTAACGTGGTATTAGTGTCCCCTGAACCTTCAAAACCTTCTATATGTATCAGTGTCATCTAACCTACCTTTATCCCAAATGTGGATGCGTTGAAGACTGTTGGTGTCCAAGGAATACCATTTTCAGGTTCAACATCCATGACTCTTGAATAAATTAAATACGCAGCTGTTACAGCTTGTGGCGTGTCATCGTGGTCTGTAGCGTATGTATAGACAGACGTGCCTAAAGACTCTGAGCCAGCTGATTCTCTAGCGTCAGTAAATATCTGAACACCAAGAATGTTACCGACGTCCGCTAAGTCTACGTAAGTAAATAGATCTTCATTTGTGGCTACAGCTGACTCTACGTATGTTGTATCATCGTCAACGGATGACCCATCGTCTACATTTTCATAATGATCCTCACCAGCGCCCGGAAAGAGTGTAAAATCAGTGCTACTGCCGTCAGCATCCGGTTGTGTAGCGACAATACGAATATCACCCAAAAAGTCATTATTATAACTACCACTGTTATTAGCAATATAAATATCGTCGTAGAGTGAGTCAAATTCAAAACGTGCTGGCCGAAAAATAACTACATTGACTGACGCATTTGCAGACATCTGAGTATCAAGACCCGTTTCATTAGCGACTTCAACACCATCAACATGAATTTCAACTGTACCTGTTATATTATCTATTTTTATTTTAAGTTCGACATAGTGCCAAGCACTTCTAGTAATAACATTGGTTGCGGCCGCAAGTACTGTACCGTCACGAACAACTTGCAAAGCACCATTTAGACCAAAACGCAAAGAAACTTGTTCAGTTCCGCCATCCGCAAGAATCAAAAAAGGCCATTGGTCCTCTGGTGTCTCAAAATTTATAGCAAAACCAATAATTAACGTTTGCTCATTATTAACGGCCCAACCAATACTTCTAGGATACTCAACACGCATAGCTTTGCCACCAAAACGCCCAGTCACCCACTCATTAGCATTTGATCCAGCAACTAGTTTTCGTGCTAAATAGGTAGTAATACCGTCCGCGATTTCAAAGCCTTCAAGGTGTAGTAATGCCATGTTAATTAACACCAGCTGGCTAAAATTAGCCAGCTGGTGTACCTTGAGGGTTACGCACTGACCGTGTAAGTTACCTTCAGTTCATCGAGATTCTCAACATCAACATTAGCAGCAAATAATGCCGTGGCCCAAAGCGTACCACCACCAGCATTATCGCCTTTCGTGGTAGGGGCAGTTCCGCCACCAACTACAAGAACCCCTTCAATTGTCACAGTTGCGTTCATTGTAAAGACAGCTTTGTTACCGCTATTATTGATCTGTTGACTAGATGCAGGCCCTTCAACAAATTCTTGTCGAACACCTTCAGTATAATCTTGAGACTCAGTCCACTCATTACCGGCTTGACCAATTGCGACATAAGTGTCGTCATCTTGGACACCAGATCCCGTCTGCGTTTTAAGTGGTGCAATGTACCACGTAGTAATTTGCGTGTCAGCGTGGAACATAATATCAAGTAAAGCATCTTTGCCTTCATTTGTAACACCATTTGGACAATCAAAATGCCGCAATAATTTACCGGCACGCCAATGTTCAATGTGAAAAACGCCTTTAGGCTTAATGCAAGATCCAACAGGATTATTGGCTTTAATTACTCTAGCAGACACTTGTTGACTCAAGCTCACCATATTCATCAAAAATCTCCTTAGAAGGTTGACGTGTGTCGACGCATTTCACGACGAAATGCTTTCATGGTTTCGCGTGCAGTTTGCTTTGGGGCAGTAGCACCGCTAACAGTGATATTAACATCACCGACATTTGTAACAGTCCCGCCACTTTCACGATAGACGGGGCTCTTACCAGAATTCATTGCAACTAATTGAGAGTAAAATCTTTTAGTCGATTGAGCATTCATAACAAATTCACCTGGACTGAGCATAGCAGGAATTGTATCCGTACCTCTGGCATCACCGCCGCTAGCGCGATAAATCATCTTACCGAAGTGTGCGAGCATAGGTGTTCCGCCACTAGCTGCAGCCATAGCAAGACCTGCTTCTCGCCAAGCGTCTCTTGTATTGTTAGCAGATTCAATCATAGCTGTAGACGCGTTATTTACACCCTGGGCTCCTACCGCAGCTGAATCACTGAGTCCTTGTCCCATTACTTCATTGAGCGCTTTTAGATTTGCTTCGTGTGCTTTTATATCTTTCTCAATAGCATCTGCTTGTAACCTTAGTGGTGCAAGTTCAGATAATTTTTTCGCTTCTTTTACGTAAGTCTCAAGAGATGTAGCCAAGTCTATTTGGCCAACTGCTCTTAGTTTGTTAATATGAATTTCCAATTGCGTATTTACATTTTTAATTTCATCTACATCTATAACTTCCGCACCCCTTTTCAGATTTTCAAGCGCCTCAAGAGCATTAGGTACTGTTGTTTTAATAGCTTCCAATTGTTCCTTTATGGATTCAAGACGCTCTCCACGTATTTGAGCCCTACCAACAGGCGAAGTTTCTCTAAATTTAAGTAATCCTTCTAATGCAGTTCTTTCTGCTAAAGCTTGTTCAGCAGCATTGAAAGACGCTTGTTCCATATTCCCAAGAGTGTCCGCGTACGCTTGTGTCGCACCTTTTAAGTCTATAAGCTCATGTTTGAGGCGTTTAACATCTTTACTTTGATCAGCAAGAAATTGTGGTGCTTCTGCCCGGCCTTTTTCAGTCTCAAGATCAACACCTAACTCTTTGCCAAGTTCTATGAATTTTAATGGAATTGGATTTTTAAGAGAATGAGCCGTCATACCCGCAAAGACTACATCAATATACTGGTCAACCGTGAATTTGAGACTCACTGGTTCTCTAGTAAATAAGTTCTCAAAAGATCCTATTGCAGCTTGGAATTCTTTTTGTATTCCGATACGATCAACAAGACTTTTTCCTAATTTAGCTTGTTCAAATTCAAGTTGTAAAGCTTTAAGAATAGGTGCGGCTAAAGCTTTTGCTTCTTCTGGAGTACCAATCTGCAGGCCATCAGGACCTGCAATTTGAATTTCCCCTAATTTATCAAGCCACATTTTTATGCGATCAGCTCTAGATTTTTCTATACTATAGAATCCTGTTGCTTCTCTTGCTTGTGTCTGTGCCTGTTTCCGAATTTGTTCTCGCTGATTTAACTGTGCCTTGAGTACACCACGCATCTGGTCCTGTGCTTTGTGTTCAAGACTAGCATTCTCAGCTGCGTCAGCAGATGACATAGCCATTTTAGCCATTGACTTAGCAGCACCAAGAAGATCAGCAGCCATGCCTGTTCTACCTTCACGAAAAGCATCACCCGCATCCCTAAGAAGCTTTGAAGATCTGTCAAGTTGCGCAAAACTTTGCTTTCGTGCATCTTTTCCTTTAATTGACATTTCAAAATCAAAGCCAGCAATTTCACGTTGGATGTCGAAAATCTTCTTTTGACTGTCTTCGATAGTGTCCGCAGAATCTGCGATTTTATCTTCAATTGCGCCGACAAAAGTATCCCACGCACTTGCTCTGTCGTCTAATTGTTGAAACAAAATCCCAGACAAAAACTTTTCTTTTGCTATTGCATCTTCTACAATGTCTTTTGATCCTTTTTTACGCTGAATGAGCCATCTTTGGAATCTAGCATATATTTTATCCATCCCTAAAATTTCTAATTCTACTAAATCACTTGCAGCTTTCTTAGCTAGATCGCGAGCCTTTTCTTGTTCTTTAACAAGCCGCTTTAACTTAGTACTTGCCGTTGTATATAATTTATTATAAGCAGCTGTAACCAAACCAACAGTTGCGGCTATCGCTGCAAACATTGCGACCCAAGGAAAGAAAATAGCTGCTAAAACGGCTGCACCTGCAGCAAGGATTCCAACGGCTACGGTAAGACCCTTCACGATATTAACAGCACCACCAAAAGCTTTGAAAACTTCATTGATTGCTGCTAATGCATCGCGACCGAAATCAAAGACAATTGTATTTTTAAGTGCATTTAATTCGATCTCTACTTGCTTGGCATTTGTTTCAAAAATCAATTCTTTCGCGCCAAGGATATCTTCAAAACCAGCTTCTCTCAAAGCCATTAAAGTCTTTTGATATTTTTCAGTTGCTTCATTAGTCAAACCCATAACACCGCGGATCGCGCGTACGCGACCAAAAACAAGACCTAAAGCTTCTGCAGTACCACCAGCTTCGTCTCTTAATAGTTGTAGAAATCCTTGGAAGCCGAAAGCTTGAATACCGGCTTCGGCTGTTGCTACACCCATATCCTCCATTAACTCTTTAAGAGTATCTGTCGGTCTAATCAATTTGAGCATAATATTCGTAGTCAACGTCGCTGCTTCATTATATTTCAAACCAGAAATTGTGAAAGTAGCAAGCGAAGCATTTGCTTCATCAAGACCAACGCCTAATTGTGCAGCAAGAACATACACACGGCCAATAGTATTGGCAAATTCTTCACCACGCAAACGGCCTAACTCAATAGTTTTGAAGAGCTTACCACTGATAGTCGCAGCTTGATCCGCAGCAAAACCGAAAGAATTTATGGTAGAAGACAACAAGTTGACCGCAGCATCAGCGCTCATTACAGCACCAATTGATAAATCAGCTGCGTCTTTGAAAAAGTCAAAAGCATCTGCACCTTGTCTTATTTGATTAGATAATGTTTGATACACACCTTCGGCAACAATATCTCTACTAATACCAAATTCGTCGGAAAGTTCACGGACAGATGCAGCTACACCTTCAAAATCTCCACGAAGAGGTTTGGCAATAGTTTGAATTTCAGCTAACGCAATCTCTAATGACATAGCCTCTCGCACACTATCAGCAAGAGCACTAGTGACTTTAGAAATCGCTTGATGGATAGTCTGAATGGCAAAGATACGAGCCATACTTTGCCAACTAAGCATCATTTGCTTAGCGGCTTTTTTTGTTTTCTTTGCAGTGTCAGCTACAGCACTGCCAGTATCTTTAGTACTTTTGCTAACTTTCTTAGTAGATGTAATAAGATTATTTTGTGTTGCTACGACTCCACGTTCAGCATTTGCCAACTGGCCTAGCGTTGCGTCGATGTCTTTGGCAGCTGCATTAAAGCCGGTGGTACTGCCTGCGGCAGTATTCATAGTTGTAGTATAGCTAGTTAATTGGGCGTCCAATTTAATTAGCGTGCTGATTGCTTGACTTGCGTCAAAACCTAATACTGTTCGGAGTTCATCTGCCATTAGATTGTCTTGACAAAGGGTTTGAAATGTACAGGAGGTAAGTGCAAGTCTTGTGCAATCGCTCTAAAAGCTTCCGCACCAGCAAACAAGGAAAACCAAGGAGCTGAAGGGCTACCGCCAACCGGCGATTTTCTGTATTCTTGCGAAGTGTAATGTGGCACTTTCGTAACTACAGTGATTGTAAAATCACTGTCTGTTATACTAGGAGTAGCTGTCCCGAGAGCGCGTCCTTTTGGTACGCGGCTCTTGACTTTTGGACTAATAACAAGTCTACCGCCAACCATCTCTGATATTGCAAGCAATGAAGCTTGCGACATACCTGACCAAACGGGGACTCGACCTGTTACTGCTCGTAACCACTCTCGAACATACTCATAGAGTTTTGCTTCGAGGTGTGTGCGTAACTCAGCTTTCCAAGCTTCGAGGTCGAATACAGGTCCCGTGAAATGGCCAGTAAATTTCATCGTAATCCAGTTTCTCCGTCTTCAAGATTACAAATTTGATCATATCCGATCATATTATTTTTAGCATCATGCTTACAATCATCCCAGCAAGCAGCAACACCTGGTGGCCTGACATTAAATCTTTCACAGGCCCGCCAAATGGCGTAAAGTTCTGTTCTACCTTTCGGAAGAATTATTCTTCGGCTGCTGCCTGCCGCGAAAGTAAAAAACGTTCACGTGCCGCTTCAATTTTTGCTTCACTCAAAGCATTAGCATTCACAACACCTGCAACAATGCGCTGCCTTTCAACGGCACTAAAACCTGCTTTTATTAGTTCAGGCTCTAACTGCAACCAAGTCGAAGGATCATCGACTTTTACAGTCTCCCACTCTAAGCCTTCCGTGGCTTCCAATGCTGTAATGGTCATCCACGCCATACGTTGCGTCGCTCGCTTTTCCAAAGCTTTCAAATAGTTTGAATCTTTTAATTGCGGCACATCCACCCCGTCAATCTTCCGTTTCGGGGGATTAGGCAATGGACACATTCTTTCAAATGGTTCCATGTCTTGGATTGCGCGCGCTTCAAAAATAATATCAGGACCATTACCCCGAGGAATGGGAATGATCTCAACGTTAACGCTTTCGATTCTCTTGCCTTTAATTTTCAAGTTAGATACTCCTTTGCTTAGGAACCGCGAGTAGCAGTCGCCTCAGTGGCATTACATTTACCAGTACACGAAATCTGCGAATCTTTGATGTTATGAGTCAACTTCTCATAACGGAAGAATGGAAACACAATTTTTTCGCTATTTGTACCACCACATTGAGGGTCATAATGGATTTCAAGATCAACACAGTATTCTTCACATTCATCACTAGAGGTAGTAACCCACGCGGAAGCTTCACCGCGTTGCTTCAAAGCGTCTTCAATCGTCGGGACCGCACTGTCAGTAACCGCAGTGATGTACTCCCAAACAAAATCAAAAGAAACATCCATAGGCACATCATCGCCTGGGCGAACGGTGTCAATAATCCCACGATCGAGAATATAGTCACGATTCTTCGTTTCATCATACGTCATATTACCTTCACCAATTCTTACAGCTATGAGGCTACCAGTAAAGGTGACTGTCCCGCCGGCTGCAATAAGCTCAGCCAAACCCGCAGTCAGAGTAATCGTTGCCGTATTAGTAGCAGAAACACCAGGCGTCGTATTAGTAAAAGTTTCTGCACCTGCACCAGTTAAGCTGGACGTCCAGGTAAGACCAGTAACAGGCTGTTCACCAAGATCATCAGCAAAGGTGAGAATAATATCGGCTGCTGGTTTCGTAACAACAACGTCATCGAAACCGATTGCATCTAACGCTTGCAATTCAAGCTCAATTGTCGCAGGAACTGCGTCAAACGCAATAGAATTCGTGGTTTGGCCGCCCATAGTGATTGTATAATCACCGCCGGTTGCCGTATCTAGGAAGATTGTCCAGATTGCATCAGTCCCACCGCTGGTAGTTCTGGAGGCAACGATGTACTCTCCATCGGTACTATCATTACCGAAATGTACAGACATTCCAACGGGAACGACAAGATTACAAGTAGTAAGAGCAATCACAGTTTCGGCCAGAGGCTCTTCAGAAGTGTTAGTTACAGAACTAACACCTGATTGACCGCCCCAACCATCACGCACATAAAAATCAGCCTGTTTGAGGTCGATTGGTGCGAAGCACGCAAATTGAGTTTTCGCTTTCAGGAAGCGCATGGTTTTCTCCTTAAGGAAGTTGTTACTTTTTAGCCCTTAACAGGTATCCCGCAGCCGCGACTAGTCGCTCTGGGTCATCATCGAAAGCTCCTAAGCCCCGATTACAATCATCACAAAGAAGACCCCGCACAGAATCTTTCTTATGATCGTGATCAATACAAAAATTAACACGTGATTTACAAGGATCAGTCGTACCGCAAATTGCACATTTGTTATTTTGTTGTTTCAGTAACTCTTCATATTCACTGATTGTAATACCGTATTTACGCTTATATTCTCGTGTTCTTTGACATTGTAAGCAAAATGATTCAGCCATTTTTCGAGCTCTAGCTTTAACTGCAAACTCATAAAGAGGCTTAATTTGCTTACAGTCAGAACAATACTTTGTATTTTCAGATTCAAGTTTTTCTCGTCGAATAATTTCTTTCTTTGTCGGCCACATAATTTACTCCGATAGGTACATTCGGTACGTGCCTTCTACTGAACCTTGGACTAACTGAGTGTCTGGTCTTACTTGACCGAAATTATTACCACGAATTGGGTTATTCGGATCCTGTTGCAGTATCAAAGTACCGAGCAAACTATCATCATCGCCATATTTATGAATACAAATATCCGTCATCGCTTCAATTAACATTCCCAGGATTCTTTGCTGCTCATGGAAATCTGTGGAATCTAGATGTACAGACCAAAGGATATTGATTTCTACGTCAAGACGGAAGTAACCTTTACTGATCTCTCTAGTCTGTGGACCATCCATCCTAAATTCAATCCACTTTGATTCTTCTTTTGTGTCTCGTTCGACACCCTCAAGGTACATATGAATGGGATATGCGTCAGCGATAGCTTGGAAGTATTTCGATGTTGAAGCGTAGAGCCAACGGGGCCAATTGGAATTACTCATGGTATTGCATCCGCAGCAACTGTTTGAGTGATTTCAATAGCATTACTTATTTCAAAAAGAGCGACGTCTATAAGTTCTGAACCGGCTACTCCACGAACTTTCACAAGATAACCAGCATCATTTTCAAACGTTCTTACACCTGTAATTAAATAATGCTTATTGTCATAGACAATGTAATCGTCTATTTTGATTATAAAATCACGGGTATCTTGCCAGTCAATTAGAATAACTCTATCCTCTGGATCAAAAAATCCACCAGAGACAAAATTCTTATTTACAGCAATATAAGACAGATCGTAGACAAAAGACCGATACAACTTAGCGGTGACGAAGACTGCCCGAGGAATACTTTTGTATCTCACTCTGCGTGTCTTCGTTCCCGCTTCAAGATCTAAAGTAACATTCGTGATTTTGTAAAGCCTGATTGGGAATCCATAGTCTCGTTTGAGCCTATAGAAGGCTTTTCTAACCAGTCGTGTTTCTTTGCGTCTTGGTTGCATCAGCTTATCCTTAGATCAATTTGATCACAAATGCTGCAATAATAGTTGCAATCACAGTAACTAGCGCACCGCCAACCAATGTCAACTTACGTTCCAGTGAAGCAATAGACCGCTCTGTTCTGTCCAAACGAATTAAAAGACCAGGCTTAGACTCATCAGTTGGATCACCAATGAGCGCTGCAACGATCATATCAACCTTACCTTTCATATATTCCATTGCATTACTAAGAGATTGCAGATCCATAATTTCTCCTTAACCGAGAGGCACCCTCCTTGGTGCCTTGATCGATGTTAAAATCAGCTTCCAATGCGATTGCGAAGCAGAACTGCACCGCGATTCACGTCGAGCACCTTCACACCACAGAGCAGATCGAATGTCACAAGATGACCTTGTTTGGTGCCATCATACGTAATGACAACACGCATAGACAAGTTATTGTAAGACGACACACCGGAAACTGCACCAGTACCGGACCTCGGTTGAGCCAACGGTCGACTGATCAATGCAAGTGCATTACGATCAAACGCAAAGTTATACTGGAATGCAGGCCCGTAATTGACTACATCAGTGTCTTCAAGGGCTGCTTCCAAAGGCCGATCAAGCATGATGTAATAATCACCAGCGCCACTGCCATCATCAACATCAATGATGCAGTATTCGCCCGTGCGAACAGGATCGCTATCAGAATCAGCGAAACCGACAAGTTGACCAAGCTGAGGAATAACACCACTAGCGGTGATATTGATTTGCTTGTCATAACCGATTGGATACGTAGAGACGCCAGCGTGTCCTGCGAGGTCAATCGCACCATTAGTACGGTACCTGATGAAACTATCATCAGGGCAAGATGCTTCAAGACCACGATCAATCGTGATTTCAGTAGCAGCGCCACCAGCAGTAACACGGTACACACCAGGAACCGTAGTGAAAGTGATGTACATACCAGTCAAAACAGCACTAGAATCAGTGGTCAACGTAATGACAGTGCTACCAGCAGCATGAACACCGTCTGTACTACCAGCAGCATTTGTCGTACCGAGGGTACTTCCGCCGTCAGTCTTGTAGCCAGAAGCATTCTGACTCATGTACGTCTGGTAGCCAAGCTTCTTACCAAGCGAAGCCTCACGTAAAGCAGTACCTTCATCGCCGACTCTTTCGGCTGAAAGGAACAGGTCCAACTTCAGAGCTTCAGTTTCAGTTGTCGTAGTAAGAATTAGGTTACGACCATCCACCGGAACCTTCTTAATATTCTGAACCTCGCGAAGATCAAGAATCATGTCCTTGATATCACTAGACGTATCATCCGGGTCTTGTTCAACCTGATTGTCCAAGAACTGGTACACTTGACCCAACAGAATACGGTCAATATGCTCAGCCAAAGACTTAGCAGCAGGTTTCAGGTACGTATCAATAAGATCGACAAAAGAACGACTTTCTTCGCCATCACGAATCATAAAGAACTGGTACACTTGACCCAACAGAATACGGTCAATATGCTCAGCCAAAGACTTTGCAGCAGGCTGCAAGTACGTATTAACGAGATCGACAAAAGAGCGACTCTCTTCGCCATCACGAATCATGAAGGACGTGTGAACATGTTGATTCAACACAATAGCCACCTTATCGGCCGTTGCACTTTGCACATCAACATCATCATTCGTACCCTTACGCTTGGCCTTGAACGTGCCAGGCATACGCGTATTGACAGTATCACCAAAAGCAGCGATTTCATCTTCAAAATCAGTATGGACCAAGTGTCCAATTACCATGTTCTCCTCAAGCACAACCAGCGTCTCCGCTGCCCAAACCTCAGGATTCCAAGATCGTTCATCGGTATCGAAATCATTATCAAACGCAACGTAACTAATTGATTTCAGAAACTTCATGGTTTTTCCTTTACAAGGGTTGATTACAAAATCACAACCCGGAATATATTTCCCGATTTACATTTACGCAAAAAATTCCGGTTGCTCTTTGCGTAATTTTCGGTAACGTGCAGGGTCTTCACGAGCAATTTTAACTATATCAATCTTACCAGTCTTTGAATTAGTACCACCACTACCACCAAGTCCACCAGTCTTACCGCCTTCAAAGAGATTACCGTGTTGTGGTAACTCCGTCATCCTTTTTACAGCGTCATCAACAGACAAATTAAGTGTAATAGGTTTGTCATCTTTATCCATATCTTGAAAATCGACTCTTGGTTCAAAAATGCCAGTTGGCTTACCAGCTTCATCTAACTTTTCGGCTAATTTAGTTGCAGGCCGTAAGATTGCTAGAATTTGATCAGCCTGAATTGCTTTATTAGTCGCAGCTGCCTTAGTGATTGCAGCCTCAATAGTCGATTTCGTATACCGTTGTTGCCAAGAATCGCGGTCTGTAACAGCGTCTTCAAGTTCTTGTTTGTGCTTCTTAGAAGCTTTTTCTGAAGTTTGGCGATTACGTTCTTCGACTGTCATGTACTGTTTCTGCAATTCATCAATTTGCTTCTCTAACTCGCCTTTCTCTTCAACACTCAATTGAGTATTCTTCTTGTGTTCTTGGAGTTGAGTAGCTAATTGCTTCTGCGCCTCCTGTGCTGTTCGCTTATGCTTAGCTGCAAAAGTATTCGCTTCTTCTTGTGTAAAAATCTTTTCCTTTTTAACAGCATCTTCAGCAGCTTTAGCTTCAGCAGCAGCTTTAGCTTCAGCTTCGGAATCATCAAAACAAACAAAAGATAGTGTTCTCAGATACATAGTAGTTTCCCTTAATTAGGAGCCTTGCAATTAAAGTCTGTGCAAGTTCAGACATCAATTAACCCTACTTAATCTTACAGTTTTACCCCTAGAAAGATATCGCGCTAAGAATCGCCAAGCGTAAGCACTTGGGATTCCTGCAGCAGTATGTTCTGGGGCCTCTCCACGAGCATACGTGCTACGTACGGAAGAGATTCCTTGGCTCGACACGGCCAAGTTCTCTAATTCTAATTCCGGATCAACGCCATCAAGCAGAGCAAACGCACATTCGTAGCAAGCGATTTTAATGTCATCCGGTATAACTTCATCACCTTCAGCTTCATCGCCATAGTAGCGAGGAAACTCGAGTTCTTGGTCTTCGTCGACAAGTTCACCACTGAAGCGGAGTCTGTCAATACGGTACGACGCTTCCGTCAACGCTTTAGTTTTGTCAGCATTATTAGACTCTGTCCACGCTAAGACGTGGAGTCTTGTAGCGAAGTAAGTATCCGCATTGCTGTAAGTGTCGTAAGCGGCCATGTGTTACTCCGGCACGTTGTTAATTGTTAACTTCATTTTACATACTCTTCATGGCTGCCAATTGTATCTTGCTCAAAATGAATATCAAATTCTAAAAGTGCAGCGTCACCAGTAAAATCATCATTACCTTGGCCGCCATCACGGTACAATCTACAAATTAACTTAGAAGCTAATGTCAAACTTGAACCATCAATTACATCAGTTTCTGCTATTTGGTGCTTATTGATTGTACCATCACCATTATCCGACATTATAATAGTTGCTGTATTACCAAATGTACCATTAAGATTTGCAATAGTGTATTCAAGGAACCAATCAACTTGACCTGTATCTGTTGTTTGGGGTGACCAATGAACATGTGGTTGTAAATTACTACCTAATTTGTAACCGTGAGGTATTAGAACACCAAAAAATACTTGTTCTTCAGCATTATCAGCAAACATGTAAGTAAATACACCTGTACTACCTGCGCCATCATCAGCAAACTGACTAAAAGTAGGTTGTTTTAATGGGCCTATTTTTGTGGCCAAAGCATCGACTCTAATATCATCCCATACAGTTGCTTCACCATTCATCACCAACATACCATCAGCTTCAAACTCAATATAATTTGTGACACCGCCAACAATCAATGAACCACCAGTAAAAATAAATGATCCTGCACTGATGGTATGAATAGCATTATCGCCATTCCACTGAATATCATAGTCTTTTGCGGCACCAAATTCTAATTTTACATTGTCGCCTGGAATTTGTACATGGCCACTAGCATCTATAATTATACGTTGATTTCCGTTGCCATCTGCAAGAATAATATGATTTTGTAAATTAGAGTCTAGTCCTTGTACTTGAGCACCAATGATAGTATTCTTACTACCAGTTGTAATACCTCGTCCTGTATAGAAACCAATTATAGTATTATGTGTACCTGTTGTTAAATCAAGCAATGTCGAGCCCCCAATACCAATATTCTGACTACCAATAGTATTACCTACTAACACTCTTCTACCAATAGCTATGTTATTACTTCCTGTTGCATTATTTTGTAATGTCTCCACTCCCATAGCCATATTGTAACTACCAGACATATTATTTTCAAGAGCATATGACCCAACAGCTGCATTAAATAACCCAGTTGTATTTCTTTCAAGAGCATGATAACCTAATCCAACATTTGCAATACCACTGGTATTTAATACTCCTGAACTTAATCCTATAAAAATATTATTCCCAACAGCCCGCATTTCCATTCTAACAACATCACTATTGTCATTCAATGTCATAACCGGTGTTGTACCAGTTAATATTTGAACAGAGACATCATCAATTGAACCATTAAATTGCGACAAAGGTTTGAAAGTTAAGTCTGTGCTAGTACCTACAGCTTTGAATGAAATTACATGTGTTGCATTTGTGCTTAACAAATAACTACCATTGGCCGAACCAAATGTTACTGTTATATTCCCAGCTGTCCGACTAGATATAGTAAACGTCACAACATACACACCAGCATTAACAGTTGTTATATTTTGATAAAATGTGCTAGTATTACCAGCAACATGTCTTGCTTTACCTGTGTCCCAAACCCACTCAGCCCCACCGCTACCAATTGTCCAACTAGATAAATCACTTACAAAATCACCATTGATGATTATTGTTTCACCATAGTTAGGTAAATCAGAATCAAAGTGCTTGAGTGAAAGTGTTGCTGCTGCACTAGCAGTGCCAACACCCATACGCCCACCAAGAAAGGTAAAAGTGCCAGCAGAAATAGTATGTACAGCGTCAGCATTATCCCAACCAATTGTGTAATCTTGCTCCGCACCTAATTTTAATAGACTACTATCACTGTCAATTGTGATATTGCCAGTGGTGACAAAAGCAGCTGCTGTCAAAGTACCAGAAGTTTCGTCACTGCCGTTATTGATTAGATAATCAGTATGAGCTTGGCTATGATTCTGTGAGTGGGTGTAAGCAGTGCCCCAATTATCTGAATCACTGGACCATACCGGGACGGTGTCAGTACCTTCAGACAATAAGACTTGACCAGAAGTGCCCTGGGCCAGAGCTTCATAGTCTTTGGAGAATGGGTTGTTGACTTTGACTAAGATCGAACCGGTAGCTTCGATAGACGCCACGGAGGGTCTCTCAGCTAATTCGTCTTGTGTCCAAATCGTAAAGTCGCTCAAAGTGTCTCTTCTATTTTAAGGTAAGCAGTGCCAGTAGTGTTAGCACCAACAGCGTCGAGGTCTGTCCATCTCAAATAATTGCCATTTACATCTGGGGTACCGCCAGCGTCTGTGATTGTAAAAGTATAAGGATTATCGCCAACTCCAGCTTGATAAGCCAAGGCATGGCCAGCATTATCTTCGCAAATCAAATTAGTAACATCTACTACTTCGGAAAGATTTTCCAAGGGCTCGAGATTCCAAGCAGGGTCATGATTAAAAGTAATCTCCATTTCAAGAAAACCACCAATGATATTATCGCCCGTAATACTCGCGCCTACGCCAGCATTGTTCTCGGCTGGAGAAACCTGGGTCCAAGCAGTTGTACCGCGAGCGTCATCGTGTTCAATCAAGAGGTCTCTTGTCCAGATTTTGTCGCTACCCGCAAAACCACCACCTTGCCACGTGCCGCCAACAGCAATGTTAAGATCAGGTGCACCATTGAGGTTTTGGTCTGAAGTCACCGTAATAGTGTAAGTACCTTCAGATCGCAGACTAGCTGCTGGTTGTGTCACTGTGAGTATCGGTGCAGTATCCGCAACTTCGATGATTTTTTCAAAAACTTCAGTGGCGTCATTTGCTGCTCTATTTGCTGTGATTTTGAAATTGTTTTCACTATCATTATAATCGCCTGGATTCGTCAATGTAATAATTTTGTCAACACTGTAAGTATTTGGATCTGTGATTGTAAAATCACTAGTTGCTGAACTGTAGAGTACAGTGTCGTAATCAGCAACTACAGTACTTTGAGTACCTTCTTCAGTGCCTTTGAAAGCCGTCGCCCCTGGATTATCGTCATTAGTGTAATCACTATCAATGAATGTTGGAACCGTGTCATTGCAAATTATAGTATTATAACCATCGACTGCGCCACCATTCAGAGTTGTTACTGCTACCGGGCCGTAGGCGCCATCTGCATTACGAGCTTGAACTTTCGCTGCTAACGCCACAGGCGTGTAGCCAGTCGTGTCAATCGTTGCTGTGATAACAAAAGTGTTAGCACTCGGAAAACCTTGAACAGCTGCTGTGCAAGCGCCAAAGTCCAAGACTCTTGCAGCAACACAAGGGACGTCCGTTGTTCCAGTGATTTGAAATGTATCACCGACTTTCATCTCCGTTTGACTACCTGGGTAACCACCAGTAAAATGCAGCGTTAACAGCGTTGGTCCAGCGACAATATCTACAGTTGTAGTGTACCCTGCACCAAGAGTATCATTAGGTAAAAGCAAATTGACACTAATGTCAGTGGCGCCAGCAGGTAAAGTGAAATTAATGTCTTTTTCATAATGTCCCTCGTCGGTTGCTTCATCTAATTCGATGGTTGTATCATTGATTTTGCACATCGGAAAACTAGAGGTAATACTGATTATAACATCAAGAGTACTAGTTGTACAAGTTTCTAAAGCTGTTTGGCCAGAAACGTCGATCCAAGTCTTGGATGAAACTTCTTCATTGTCTTCGTCTTGTGGAACAACATCTTTAATCATGATACTGCCACCATGAGCCGCTAGGTTCAAAACTTCTCGCTGCGTCAAACCTAGTTCTTCAACGATTCGGTCCCAGTCCCAACGGTCCGGTTGTGCCTGTTTCCACGGAGTTAGACTCCTACTCTTGGAAACACCTTCCCAGACACTTTTTAACCAGTTACCCATAGTTACTCCTCTGTGGGCGGGCAGCCCGATTGCTGCCCGCCTTGATTTCAAAATCAGTCGTCACCAAGATTCGACCAAACAATCGTAATCGTCCCACTTACCTTTAAGACATCAGCCACAGCACCGTGATCCGCATCGTCAAGTGTACGAAAATTAAGACGGGCAACAACCGCTGACGTTGAACCATCATAGGTTGCTGCTGTGCCATTTGCTGCGGACTCAATTGCGTCAGATGTCTTAGCCGTAAGATCAACATCCATTTCTGCGACAATATTTTCTTCAGTCGTAGAGATTCCGAATTCAGTTGAATTAGCCGCCGCTACAGTGCCCACACCGATACCAAAATCGGCAGTATCTGAAAATCCCGTACCGCCACCCGTAACGGCTTCAAGGTCGCCAAGCGGAAAGACAGCGTGAGCACCAAGGATGTTGATGTGGCCCACAGGGAACGTGTAAAGCGGCTGCGTTCCCCAAGCCCCGTCGGTCCCTGCTGTAGATCCATCTGTCGATGCAACTTCGACTTCATCAAAGGTAAAGACAGTCTTGTGGACTGCACCATTGCCTTTTTCAACGACTGTAAGACCAGTCTTTGACGTCACAGCGCCGACACTATCAATAGCCGTCGCGTCCGTAGCAACATTATTACTGTCAATCTTCGTTTGAGCCGCAGCTAACTCTTCGACAATGCGCGTCCAGTCTTCCCAATTAGGGGCTTTTCTTTGTGCGAGAGCCATGCTTCGATTAGCAGTGTCACCATTCCAAACAGAACTAGGGTAAGAAGCAGTCATTTTATTGTCCTCAGAGTTTTATTCAGTCGTCACCAAGACATGTCCATAAAATCGTAAATGTTCCACTAACCAAAAGAGCGTCAGCTGTAGAGCCATGATCGGCATTATCTCTCGTACGAAAATTGAGATGGTATTCTAAAGCAGAAGTTGAACCATCGACAGTTGCAGCCGTACCATTTGCCGAAGATTCAATTGCATCAGAAGTCTTAGCTGTCAAAGCAGCAATAATTGCAGCAACAACATCTTCTTCATCGCCGCCATTAAGATCGAATTGTGTGTCCTGAGCGGCAGCGACTGTTCCAACACCGATTTCAAAATCAGCTGTATCTGAGAAGCCAGCGCCACCACCGTCAACTGCTTCGAGGCCAGCCAATGGAAAAACAACATGTTTGCCAAGAACGTTAATGTGGCCTTCAGGAAACGTATAAAGTTGCTGCGTGCCCCAAGCGCCATCGGCAGCTGGAGAGGCACCATCAGTAGAGACTACTGACATTTCATCCATAGTAATGACCGTCTTGTGGATAGCACCATTACCCTTTTCAAGGACTGAAAGACCAGTCTTTGTAGGAAGAGTCCCAACGCTGTCCAATGCAACACCATCTATGCCTGCATTATTACCATTGATTCTATTTTGCGTTGCAACTACCTCTGTGAATGCCCGATCCCAATCCTGCCAATCAGGCGCCTTTTGAGGAGCATTATCTGAATCACGATTACGAGAATCACCATCCCAAACAGAACCAGGGTATGAAACACCCATTTTTTCTCCTTGTTAATTTGCTTCACCACGAACAGCTTTACTACCTCTATCACTCGAAGCTGCATCTTGCGTAATTACTTTTTCGTTCTTGGCGCCTTCTCCTGGATTATCTGATTCATCAGGATTACCACGAGCGTCAGGTGTACTTTGGGCAGCTTTGATTCGTTCTATTCTTTCAGCGTGGTCTTTGGCAGCTTTTGCTGGTTCGTCTTTTTCGTAGCCTCTGGCTTCAGCACCAGTATTCAAAGATAGCAGGCCTATTTCAATATCTGCGTGTATACTTTCCGCGTCAGAAGACAACCATTTGGCGTCGTCAATTTCGTCCATAATTGTCTGAAGTTCGTCAGTGCTTACTTTGGAACTTAATAAAGTAGTACTAATCTCTTTAGCAACAGCTTTCTGGAATGTATTGCTCGGAACCGTTGCCATTTGCTCGGCATAAGCAGCAGCTTCCTTTAGCTTTTCGGAATCTGTTTTTAAGCTGTAACGTTCAGGATAATGAATAGTTGCGATTTTATCATCATTTTCATAGGAACTGTAAATCTGAGCAATTTGACGCTCTGCTTGTTCAAGAATTAGACCCAAGAAAGATAGTCCACTTTCCAAGCCGCGTTCGTCGTACTGCTTAGATTCAGCACTTGAAAACTTAGGTCTAATTGCACTAAGAGCCAAATTAACCAAGGCTCGAATGTCATCTTTCAAGTTCTTTTGCTTCGACATAGACGCTTCAAGCGGCTCTGAAGATGGACTAATAAATTCGGGTCGATCCAAGCCTTTTGCATAACGTCGGCCTTGAATAGAGCCTACTTCAATTTCTACACCTTCAGTTTCATTACTGTCTTCACTACCTTTAAGGTGGTCAGAACCAAAGCGTCCACTAAATTGTTCTGTATAGAACGTAAAATTAGCTTTCAATGAATAAGTAACATCAGCGCTTTCCATATTCAAGAGTGCAATCTGATGATTTGCAATATCAGTGAGCATTGACCGCTCTAATTCCATTAAAACAAAAGGTATTTTGTCTGTTTCAAGAGTCATGAAACTTGTTGTTAGATCACCATTTATAGTGACCATTTGGCCTTTTTCATCAAAGAATTTAACAGTTACACCGTCTTCTGTGCGCTCCAAAAATCGGTATCTTGTGGACCCTGTTGTTTCTGGAAGACCGTCAACATCGAAATTTTCATGTGTTTCTTGTAGAAGGAGTTTGTCAAACTCTAATCCTTCTTTACCTGTAGTGTATACCCAGTTGCGTATTTGTTCAGTCTTAAAAACATAAAGATAGGGGTGTACTTGAGCAGCGTCAATCTTCGTTTGATTAACTGGAAGCGCAGGCATATCAACATAAATACCAACCTTACCCAAAAAGATCAATTCAGGTAAAACTTCACGCCCAATAAAATGATTCATTGTTGAATAAGCCAAATCTACGCCGCCTCTAAGACCGGTCATAACCTCTTGGTAACTAGCAGAACCGTTAATGCGCCTAATATCATCCATACGTTGAAAAATGGCGTTTTTAACATCAATCAAAGCAGCTGTTGCAAAACCAGGAATTGGTGAAACCAATTTTCGCTTCGCAAAATCCGTATTGCCTTCACGGTTACTGAGGCGGATCATATAAGCTTCAATATATTCGTCTCCGCCGTCCATTGTAAGACGATATTTGTTCCAAGCGGCGGACAAAGCGTTATAGTTTGGGTGTAATGATGTTGCTATGGTCATCAAAGGAACGCCTTTATGTCTGTGTTCGTGTTAAGTGAAGCTGCTAGAGGTAAAGCAATTTCATCATAACAGCGCGCATGACCAAGATGGTCGTCACCTATTGAAATGTACTCTCCAATAGGATTACCATGACGGTCTTTACTATAACGTCGAATTTGATTTTTGATATGAAAACGATATTCATTTGATAAATCTTTAGGCAACGTAATAGTCTTATTATGAAACCTATTAAAAGCTACATCCAGCCAAGATGTTCTGTCGACACTAACTTTATGACTATCGTCATCCTGGTCTATAATAATTTGTTTTCCGCTCGCGCCAACTGAATAATAACAGAGTTTGACATGGCCCCAGTGTTTGACTGCAAATTCGTAAGCTAAACGTCGTTCCGGTTGTGCGTCAATGACACACATTATAACTCGCCATTGTCGCATCAATTGGGCTAATTCAACAAAATTTAGAACTTTGCCTTCTGCGAGCACTTCACAAGACGCATTCATATTTAGGTCATTACCAAGTCTCAAAAAATCCCAAGCGCCTATTTCGTAATGGAGCCATGTTCCTTGATCAACACCCATTGTAACTAGCTTGTCTTTTGGTGCTGGGTCACTTTTGATTCTAGGACCTATAGCGTTGCTGATTTCAACATCAGTAACTTGTGCACCTTCAGGAACATGTGGTATTCCAAGCTTGGAATTAAAGAATTCTTGTTCTTCTGCTTTGTCGACTTGTGCTGCAAAATAAGATTCTGCAAGCTCCCAAGGTTGAATCGTACTAGAATAAAGTTGATTAACGTAAAAGCCACGACGATCGACGTGTTTTTCTCCGAACGGTACCCAAATGGCGTCTTTCAAAAAGAATTTCTTTTCTTCTTGATGTAAGGTGCCGCCGCACTCTTTGCAAATTAAGTGCGTTCCTTTGATTTTAATATCGAGCCGGTGTTCACCTTCGATTTTCAAACATTCAGGGAAAATTAACTCTGTTTGTTTTGAACAACGGGGACACTTAAAAATGAAATGGTCTTGTGTAGAAAGTACAAACTCTTTATTTATACCATGATTTGGTGCTGTTGGTGTACTAATTTTCCATATTTGCCAAGTCGGTTGTCCTGCAACTCTTTCTTTAGCCAAAATAACATTGTCTTGATTCATTTCATCTAATTCATCAAAAACGATAAAACCAATTGGCAAACCTTTTACGCCACCACGACTATTAGTACCTCGAACAAAAAGATTAGCAGAGCCTGCTCGTTTGTGACCGACATTTTTTACATGTTGGAACAAATTCCGTAAGTGTGGACTTAATTCTAATGCCGCATCAAAACGCGATGCTGAAAAGTCAGATGCATCAGGAGTTTTAGCCGGGAGAAGATAGAGACAGTCTCTACGTTCAATATCAATCTTAAAGAAAGTAATGTTGAGAACAACCTCAGTAAAACCAAGTTGTGCGGCTTTTTGACCAATACAAATTTGGTGCGTGGCTTCATGCATACCACGCAACCACGGATGGTGGTCAAATTTCCAAGGACCAGGAAATGGTTGTCCCATTACTCTGTAACTTTCAGCCCAACGACTAGGCGTAGTTATAGCCTTGCGGCGTAAGCCACCAACAACAGTATCCCTGAAAATTGTTTCTAGTTCGTGCATCCCGACTTACAGTGCGCTGTGCGAGGAATGAAGAATCTTGGCATGTTTGTCCATCCTAGTATTAAGGTAGTCAATAACGATCATAGGTAAAACGCTAATGGCTACTGTAGCAAAAACATTGATTACAAAATCAAATGGATCCATTGTCTTAGGATGTATAGTAGCGTAACAAGCCCAACATAAGCAACTAACCCAATGAGCAAAACAGTATGGACATTGAAATAGCTTCCAACTAAGTAGTTTCCGGGTATTTACAAATAGACTACTTTGAGTGAACGTCATCGAAATTGCGGCTACCGCTAAGGCTATTAGAATAATCATTGGCTGATAAGCTCCCTGTATCTTTTCTCTGACTGCAAACCAACAACCTTCTTTGTCTTTTTACTGTGCTCACGGATGACTAATGTTGGTGTCGATTTGATTTTATAGAATTTGGCAAGAACACGTTCCGCTGGATTACCTCTAATGTTAATAATTCCAACGTCATAGCCTTCAGACTGCAATCTGGATACAATCTTGATGGCTTTGATACAAGGTCCACATGATTTTGAAATCATTAAATACTCTGTATTCGGAGTAATGCGTGGGCCTAAAGTTACTACAAACAACATGATTAATAGTTTTACCATAAGATATAATCCTCTTCTGGTTTTGGAAAACCTTTGTACAAACTGAGAGCGTAAGAGTCCCCGAAAGCGCGGCACTGATGATCAATGTGCCTAGCATCAACCCAAATACTACCGTCTGGTTGGCCGTGCGTCTTAGGGCCACTACCGTAGTGTTTGCCGTGGCTATTGATTAAAAGAGCGCCTGGTCTTTTACCGTCGACAACACCGGCTCCGCACCAAGAGTGATACCAAGTTCCTTTTGGTTTGATAAAACCATCTTTGTCGCGTTTGCTATTACTGCCGCCCATAGATGCACAAAAAACAACAGGGTAACCGGCGGCGATTGCGTCGCGAAATTCTTCCCAAGATTGAACTTGTGCTGATTCTAGAAGCGGATGTTCCTTGGCTATAATTAAAAGTTCTTCAGGAATACCTTTGAACCATTTTTTAAGTGTTGCTTCAGAGTAAGGCGTAAGATCGTGCTCTCCGTATTTTTGACGAAGTAGATTACCGTATTTTTCTAGGTAACTTACACACCATTCAGCACGTAGTCCACCCATGGATTTCTTATTAGCAATTATTCTACGGCTACCAGAATAAATCATATCAGTATTAGACGTAGCAAGGAAACGTTCTCGTTTCTTTTTAAGGATAATTTGTACGGCTGTAAGAATATCCATTGCTGCGCCTGTAGCAAAGGCTACGCAATCTGGTCCTTTTTGCTGCCGGGGAATCCAAGACTGTTTTGTTACTTGTTCGTAAGGTTTCCACAGACAAGCGACTTTACTCTGTCCGAAATTAGTCAAATGATTGTGAGTACAAAAACGAGGACGACCTTTACTGTTTGGGTCTTCTGGAATCCAACCATCATTGAAAGCTGGAGCTCGAATTAAGAGCGGTGCCGCTAAAGCAGTCGTCAGGAAGTCTCGTCTTTTCATTTGATTTCTCTTAATACTGCTGCTAGATTGAACCAAAGTTCAATGTGTTTGTCGACAGTTACTTCAGCATAATTTGTTTTAAGGTGGTTTGAAAAAGCAATAAGGAAAGGCTTATACTCTTCGAGTTGTGATCCAAGGATTCCTCTGTTGCTTAGTGCAGTGATTTTGACGAGGTCTGCGACCTCTTCATGGCCTGCGGACGCGACACGTTCAAAACTCTTGGCTAACTTTTCAAGGATTATTGGGTCAGCATTTGCTGGAAGCCAGTTTTTGACTTTGATTGTAAAAGCGTTATCTACGATAATCGGTACTAATGGTGTTCTTGCTTCAACGATAATTGTGATGACTTTTAGTGGCATCAGGATACCGTCTCTTGTGCCTGCAACAATAAAGATGTATTTGCCTGCGGTCCTTGAAGTGAACAAAACTTCTTGCTTATTTGCAATAATTCTGTAATCCGTTGTCTCTGGAATAATTTTCCACTCAAAAGAATCACAGTTACTAGCAGTTGCGTCAATAGTAACCATTTCGCCAATGACACAAGTTTCCGGAGCTTTTACAATCAACTGTTGTTCAGTTTCACCGTCAAAGGTGATTTCGAAATCATTGACTTTGATATGGTTTTTTTGCTCTTCGTTTCTATTGACAAAGAAAAAGATTGTAACAATAATAATAGTGGAAAATAAAATTACCGGAAAAATAGTCATGAACTTTTTCATTGTAGTGTCCTTATAGTAAAGGCTGTTGAAGCGCCGGCTAAAATAGCAATTAGAATCCATATGCCGAAAATGATATAGTTTTTCATTAGGTTACCTTATGAAGAAAAGACACGCTATTACAGCAATATAAAATAATGCTGCAATAACTGCGCCGAGATACAATGCAACTAACACATTTACTAGGTCTTTCATTTGATTGCTTTTGACGTATTCAATCGAAGATAGACATTCAGAGCACCAATTACACTAACAATATTAGCTGCTACTACAGGATTAGCCATAATCCAGTCAGTACCTGCAAAGACGCCAAGAACACTAATAGCTAAAGTCAGCATATTAACAATTATCATTCGAGACTTGTACCATTTCTTCATTAGATTTCTCCAAGAGCCTTGAGTATGTGTGCACTAATAGTGTCTAATGTTTTTTCATCGTCAATTTCATTGCTGATTATTTCGACTACCAATTGAGCAAACTGCATGACTTGATCCTTAGAAAGTAAGTTACCGAGCTTAGAATCAAGTCTATGACAAGAAGAAACAAGTTTCTCTGACTTCATTAACAAATCGGCAAGCGGCCCAGCTCTAAGCATTAAATCGCCTGGTTCAACACAGGAGTTGATCATCTCTTCGATCAACATCCTTAAAATTCCAACTTCATCTGTCAAACTAATTAAATAGCTAGAGCTACCGAGCTCTGTTATTCTGACTCGAAACTTTGCTAATCTGTAGTTTTTAAGATTCTTTTGTTCTTCGTTTTTGAGGGCCATGGCTCCGCCATGAACCAAGCAACATTTACCATTAGGGACTGCTTTAAGATTACATTGACCATTACGCGTAGAAGCTTGGCATCTAGTGGGATCATCATCTTTGACTCTTATGAATTTTTGATCTTCCATGTTTTACCTTGATTCTAAAATCATTGGGTCTCGTTTTTGGCCAAAAATATGCAAAATCTTTTTATAGGGTTCCCATACTATAATACGTATTTTTAAGTAAAAATGTGCAATAAAAATAGAAATTTTTCGGGATATCTTTTAGCGAAAAATGTACCCCACTGTTAGTCAAAGGAGCTTCCAATAACCCCTCCACCGGGTGGTGACCTGAAATGATTTTATAACCCCACCACCCCGAACCAGGAACCCTGAACCTAATATCAATGGTGCTAGTTACTACGGTTCTGGATACTTTGATTTTAGGCTCTTGGTTCTTGGTTCTTGGTTCTTGGTTCTTGGTTCTTGGTTCTTGGTTCTTGGTTCTAGGTTCTTGGTTCTTGGTTCTTGGTTCTAGGTTCTAGGT